GCAAGAAGTCTGAGGCTGCCAAGAAGAAGGAAGCCGACAAGAAGAAGAAGATGAAGGAAGCCGACAAGAAGAAGGAAGCTGCCAAGAAGAAGGAAGCTGCCAAGAAGAACGAGACCCGTTTCCGCGCGCTCCGCGCGATGGGACTCATGGAGGCCTCTGCCCACGATGAGGAGGACGAGATGTACGAGGCTGATGACGAGGGCATGCACGAGGCCGATGATGAAGGTGATGACGAGGGCATGCACGAGGCAGACAAGGACGAGAAGGTCTATGAGATCGACGAGTCAATGATCCGCCGTGAGCTCGGTCGCCTCCGCAACCTCCGCGAGAGCCGTCGCCCAGTAGCACGCCGGGGTCGCCGCCTCTATGAGGGCGAGGCCGTTGCAGCCGCTGGATCGTTCGGTGGTGGCGAGGCCGGCGACGAGATGTTCGTCGATGTCGATGAGGACACTCTCCTCAATGCCCTTGCCGACGAGATCGGCGACGCACCAGTGCCGAAGATGGCCGCTGAGTCGCGCCGGCGCGACGCCCACGCGCAGCGCAGAGCCCAGGTCGCCGAGGCGGCCGTGGACAAGCTCAAGCGCCAGATTTCCGAAATGAACCTTTTCAACGCGAAGCTCCTGTTCGCCAATAAGCTCATGCAGAATCGTGAGCTTTCGAACAACCAGCAGCGCGCTGTGGTCGAGGCGCTCGACGGCGCCAAGACAATCCGTGAGGCCAAGCTTCTCTATGAGAGCCTGAGCTCCTCACTCCGTAAGTCGTCAACCAGTGGCTCTCTAACCGAGAGCAACAACAGACTGCTCGCATCTTCTTCCAGATCAACCCGGTCCGGTGCTCCGGCCAACAATGGTGTTGAGGTGGACCGCTGGGCAACTCTCGCCGGCCTCAAGAACGGCGAGTGATTTCGAATCTATAACCCAATCAGGAGTATAATAACATGTCTAAGTTTTCATTAGACCAGCTGACTGAGGGGATTCGCCAGCGCCACGTTGGCACCCAGAACCGTCACCTGGTAGAGAAGTGGAGCCGCACCGGTCTCCTCCGTGGTCTCGAGGGCACAGGCCGCGAGAATATGGCAACCCTCCTGGAGAACCAGGCCGCCCAGGTCCTCCGCGAGGTCAACTCACTCGGTTCAGGTGGCGCCGGTTCCACTGATTCCGGTGACATCCGTGGATTCCAGAACGTCGCGTTCCCGATCGTCCGCAGGGTGTTCGGCGGACTCATCGCAAACGAGCTCGTCTCGATCCAGCCGATGAGCCTCCCGTCAGGCCTCCTGTTCTACATGGACTACACCTATGGCACAAACCAGGGTGGATCTGATGGCGGATCAGCAGTGTACTCCACTGGCTCTTCCATCTACCAGAGCCCGACAGGTAAGGGCATCCAGAGCGGCTCGCTCGGCGTTGGCGGTCAGTACGACCTCGCTGGATCGGGCTACTCCAGGGTCAGGACGCTTTCGGTTGGAGGAATCTCCGTAGCGTCGGCTCGCGGTTCTTTCCGTGGTGGTACCTCCCTCACTGCCGGTGCTGCTGCGGTCCTCACGGGAACCGATGGCCGTCTCCTCGGATTCGACCCGCAGGTCACCAACGCAATCGAGAACAACTCGGCCGGCGCTGGCGCTGCAACAGGCGATGCTACTTACTCATTCGTGTTCGTGCCGATCACGGCAGGGGTCTTCTCCAACGTTGACCTCACGATGGCTAAGGATCTGGCTCTTGTCTCGGCAACTGCGGCTCTTGGCACCCTGAGCGGCCTCGCGCCGATCGGCAACGACATCCAGCAGGGAACTGGCGTCTACAACGTCCGTCGCCTGAATGAGGTCGGAACGTTCTCCGGCGGGGTCTTCACGGCAAATCCGCTGATTACCTCTTCTACGGCGAACGCCGTCGTGAAGATGGTCGTCTCCGGCGCGCTCAGCACCGACACGCTCACCACGAGCTTCAAGGTCGACTACGTTGTTGGTGACCAGCTCAATGTCGGAGCAAACGGTGATGCACTCACGATCCCGTCCTTCGAGTCGACGTTCAGCACCGGCGCGGCCAGCCCAACGATCCCCGAGATCGACATCAAGATCGAGTCGATCGCGGTAACCGCTCAGACCCGCAAGCTCCGCGCTCGCTGGTCACCGGAGCTGGCGCAGGACCTCAATGCATACCACTCGCTGGATGCTGAGGTTGAGCTCACCCAGATCCTCTCCGAGCAGATCGCGCTTGAGATCGACCGCGAGGTCCTCAATGACCTCGTGACCGGCGCCAAGACGAACTTCTTCTGGTCCCGCTCGCCGGGCAAGTTCGTCAACAAGCGCTCAGGCGCCGAGGTTGCACGTGGCAACACGCTCAATCCGGGCCCGGCCTTCACCGGTACGGTCCGCGAGTGGTACGAGACCCTCACCGAGACGATCATCGACGTCGCCAACGAGATCCACAGGTTGACCCTGCGTGGCTCGGCGAACTTCATCGTGGTCTCACCTGAGGTCGCCACGGTTCTCGAGGCCTCCGTCCTCTACCGCCCGAACTACAGCATCGACGGCTCCGGCCAGGTCGGCGCTCCGTTCACCATCGGCGCAGAGAAGGTTGGTACCCTCTCGAACCGCTTCACGGTCTACAAGGACCCGTACTTCCCGCGTAACAAGATCCTCGTCGGTTACAAGGGCGGAAGCTACCTGGAGACTGGATACGTCTACGCTCCGTACGTCCCGCTCATTGTCACCCCGACGATCTTCGCTCCGGAAGACTTCACGCCGCGCAAGGGTGTCATGACCCGCTACGGCAAGAAGATGGTCAGGTCGGACTTTTACGGGACAGTTACCTGTCTCGACATGAACATCATATGATGTTCTAGCCGCCTGGCGCTGGTCGGCCACCCTTCGGGGTGGCCGATTCAGTTTTTCTGGTATAGATAATCACAAGCCCAATCCAGTGATCACCTGACACCGACGGGGGATTGGAAGCATTCGGAGCATAGGAGGATCACATGCCAAAAGTAACTTATGATGCAGCAAGAGGCCTCATCCAGGAAGCTGGATCAGGAATTCAGTTCGAGTCAAATCCATTCTCACCAGTCCAGAACATCACTGGTAACCAGAACGCCGCTGATGTCGCTGTCGGCGCTCCCGGTATTTACAAGTTCGCCTCAGGGTTCGCCCACTCAGCGTCGATGCCACTGGCCTCTGAGTTTCCTGGCGGAGTCTACGTCTTCAGGGCTGGTGGAAACTTTATATTCGCCCTAACAGGATCTGCAGAGGCTGCAGGAACTAAAGTGTTTGCCGGTGTCCCGCGTGCAGATGGTACAGTAGCGCTCAACGGCAAGGGTTCAAAGATTTCGCTTCCTGCCGTTTCAGGCGGTGGCACTAGCGTCACGCTCATGAGCGATGGTGTTAACTACGTCGTTCTTGCTGCTTCTGGTTCGTACACAATCTCAGGCGCCTGATCAATAATTCTCGGCTGCAAATTTCTTTACTGGGTTTGCAGCCGCGATATTATCTCAAAACGGAGGATTCTATGGCAAAGACAAGTACGACCGCAACTACTGGTGAGGAGCCGGCTGTGGCTGTTGCCACTGCAACCGTTGACCTGAGCGCTGTCGAAAGGCGTCTAGATGGACTTGAGAGGCGGCTTGATGAGCTTGCTGAGAGAGTCAGTGCCCTTAAGGTCGCAGCTCCAGCGAGTGATGACTCTGGCCTTGCAGGAGCTTTGGCTGCCCTCGAAGCCCGCGTGAGCTCATACATCGGACGCGGTAAGTAAACTTCCGCATCGGTCCAGAAGCCCCGTTAGCCTTGGTCTCTTGTGCATACATAAGACTATAGGCTAGCGGGGCTTCTTATGTCTTCACTGTTCTACCAGACTCTGGCGCCGACACCATTCGGCTTCTTTGATTCAGACCCTGACTTCCAGACTGAGGCCGACGGTCTCGTCAAGTTTGTCAAGAGGAAGCTCGGCGATGACATACTCAGCGTTGAGCTCACCAAGAAGCAGATATGGGCGTGCTTTGAGGAAGCCACGCTCGAGTACAGCAAGGTAATCAACGAGTACCAGGCAAAATCGCAGATGGCGAACTTGATGGGAACTCCCACGGGCAGTAACCACCAGTCGAAGTTCCTGCACGACTCTCTTGACTTCTTCCTGCGTCTCTCACAGCCATACGCACAAGAGGCCGCCATCGGCGGCGGAGTTCGCAACACTGTCTCAGGTTCGATCCAGCTGGCACAGAACAAGCAGGACTACGATCTCTATGAGGACATGGTCCTTAGCGATGGAACCAAGGTCTTCAGCTCGAGCCTGAATCCTGGCGGCAAGATGAAGGTCTACGAGATCTTCCACTTCTCACCGCAAGCTGCGTATCGCTTCTTTGATACCACCTCTGCCATCAACTACCTGAACAACGAATTCTCCTTTGAGTCGTTCACGCCAGAGACAGTATTCTATGTCCTTCCCACCTTCGAAGACGTACTCCGAGGTGGGCAGCTTGGATTGTCTAACAGGGTCCGCAGGTCAAACTATTCCTACAGGACCAGCGGCACCAAGATAAGAATCTTTCCGACTCCAACGCAGGGTGAACCTCCCAGGCTGTGGTTTAGGGTAGGATTCCAGAGCAAGCCAGATGAGGCGGCCTTCGATGATCCCACGATCTATGGTGTCAACAACTTGTCGTCAATACCATTCGGAAACATCGAATATCGATTTGTGAATTCGATGGGCAGGCAATGGATCAGAGAATACACATTGGCTCTCAGTAGAGAGCTACTCGGAATAGTCAGGAGCAAGTTTGCCAGCGTGCCAATCCCTGGCGGCGATCTCCAGCTCAATGGCTCAGATCTGATATCACAGGGCAGAGAAGACAAGGAGAAGCTCTACACGCAGATCAAAGAGCTGCTTGAGACCATGACGTATGACAAGCTTCTCGAGCTTGAAGCCGGAAAGGTCGACAATCTCATGAAGGTCCTGAAGGCTGTGCCCATTCCAATGGGCAAGTGCATCGTGGTGGGCTGATCTATGGCAAGGCTGTTCATCACGCCAAGAGAGATCGATTTCATCTCTGACATCACAAAAGAAATCATCAAGGACGTAGTGGGGCAGAGAGTCTTCTATTACCACGTGCGTGAAGACGTCTCTGAGGTACATGATGTCTATGAAGAGGCTGTTGAGAAGATATTTGACAATCCAGTTGAGATCGACGCGCGTATAGAGTGGCAGGACCCTGAGACTTCTACGACAAACTTTGGCGTGGACCAGTTCAGGTCTGCAACTGCATATTTCCAATACTCAGATTTACTCGATAAAGAGATCGAATTAGAAGAGGGAGACTTTGTTAGCTTTGGACAATTCTTCTATGAGATACTCAAGATCAACATAGACCAGATAGCTTTTGGTCAGGTAGAGTATCCCATCGGCTTCAAAGTAGAGCTTAAGCAGGCGAGGAAAGGAATCATTGATCGCAGGCCGCTCGGACCAACAGAAGAGATATTTACAGATGAAGATGCCGTCCAAGAGACATTTGTGCAGCAGCGTGGCTTTGAAGAGAACATCCTTGGAAAGACCGCCGACAAACGCAAGCTTGTCGAACAGGGTAAGATTGACCTCCCCGAGGAAGGTCCAAGACAAGTCTCGCCAAAGGGTGACGAGGGTGGTTTCTCGTCCTCATTCTATGATGAGAAGGAGTAGAATTGTCCACTAAACACCAGACAGGGGCAGAGCGAGTAACTCCAGAGAACTCTCTCAACGGTGAGATCGTCATTCCCTCATGCACTGTTGAGGATGTCGATAGGGCGCTGTTCAATCTATTTGACCGCGATCTCGAGCTTCAGTACGAGAGGCAAGGTGAGACCCGCCGAGTGCCAATAGTGTTTGCTACTGGAGAGAGATTTGCTCTGCTCCGTCGTAGTCTTCCGCTTAGAGACAAATCAGGAACATTAATTCTTCCTGTGATTTCTATAACACGCAGTGGCATCGAGAAGGACGTCTCACGTGGGATGGGGACAAATCAACAAAATGAGATCGTGATAAAGCGTCGCATTTCTGACAAGGACCCTGAGTACCAGCGGCTAGCCAATAGGGAAAGCATACAAAACCAGTCAGACAGGGCTACCAGCGCAAATTATATCTCCCAGATTAACGGAACTGCTGATGGTGCTGGTGCCCTTCCAGGAACAGTTGCAACGCGCAGAAAGGTCGCATCAAATACAGCACCGCCAAAAATATCCAACACTCCAGAGAAGGGAATCTATGAGATAATCACGATTCCAGCACCGAGGTACTTCCTGGCCTCTTATGAGATAAACATCTGGACGCAGTACATGCAGCAGATGAATGATGTACTTACCGTGATACTCAGCTCTGGACACACAAACCAGGTGCAGACGTTCAGGATAGAGTCTCCGAAGGGCTACTACTTTGTTGCTTACTTGACTTCTGGTATCAGCTCTGGAAACAATTTCGACAACTTCAGCGATGATGAGAGGATAGTGCGGTCGAGCTTCAGCATGGAAGTGGTTGGATACATCATAAATCCATCATATCCAGGATCCAAGCAGTCCGTGAAGAGATATTACTCTGCCCCATCTGTGAGCTTTGATATTGTTGAGACGAGAGGTAAGATAGACAAGATTCATCGCGGAGGAGTCAAGAGCACAGATCCAGCTGCGTTCGTTCTCAGCGATGTAATGCCAGATGATGAGCCCTCACAAACTGCTCTTATTCAAGAGAGGGGCATAGTAGACGGAGACCCATACTATGACATCACAAGCATTGGTGGCACATCGGGTGGCAAAGAGGGGATAACAATTGCTCGAGAATATGTAGACCCTGTGACAGGACTGTTAGTTAAGCAGAGTCTTAAGCCTCTAACTAGAAACAAGAGGTCAGGCGAGACAGTTTACAGAGAACAGATTTTTACGGATTTGGGCTCCCTTGTAATAGACCAGGACAAGGAATCTTGAAGTTCGGCTTGATACTTATGAAAGACAGCAAACCGTAAAGGAGATTAGGATGGCTGAACAAACATTTCGTTCTCCCGGCTTTTTCGAGAGAGAGATCGACCTCTCTGCTCGTCAGCAGGCCCCAACTGGGACCCCAGCCGGAATCATTGGAACGGCGGAAAAGGGACCCGCATTTCTACCCGTTACAGTCGGTTCCTTCGCAGACTTTGAGACAAAGTTCGGCACGCTTAACCCTGATCGCTATGGTCCGTACGCCGCAAACGAGTACCTCAAGAACAAGGACGCGGTGACATACCTCCGCGTGCTCGGCGCAGGTGCAAATGAAAGCTCATCAGACATAACAAGTACTGAGACTTACGGGATTGTAAAGAATGCCGGATTCAAGGTCGCTAGCGTCGCCGCCGATGTGGCAAATGCCCCGAATCGTGGTGCAGTCACATTCATCTGCGCTAAGCACTACATCTCTGCCTCTGAGTCGGTAGGATATCCAGTCTTCTCTGACAATGCTTCTATAACAGGAGCTGGCTCAAACTCTGCAAATCTCGTGCGCGGCATGCTGTTCTTTACCACGGCGTCAAGAGGAGTTGTGCTCAGCCACAACACAACAGTGACTGCGGCAGCCGTGAATACTGCGACAAACCTTGCAACAATCAGTGACCTAAAGAACTTCAAGTTCATTGTCTCTTCTAGTGCAGGCACTGCATTCGCTAATGATGATGGCGTGGCTGGAGTCAGGGTCTACAGCGCTTCTCTGGATCCTTACAGCGATAACTACATTGGCAAGATACTGAACACTGATTCGAGAAAATTCCAGGAGCTAGAGCACTTCCTTTACGCTGACTTTGCAGTTGAGGACGAGCTAGCACCCGTCAATCTTCTCTCAAACTCAGTGATATTGACCTCTGGATCTGCTGCAACTAACGCAATTGGTCTATCTGACACCTGGAGAGATTCTTTCGGAAGGTTTGACACTAGGTTCACCACGCCGACGACGACAAACTTTATCTCGCAGCCATATGGAAAGGTTGAGTTTAACCTCTTTCGATTCGAGGCCCTCAGCGATGGTGGATATGCTAATGACAAAGTCAAGGTATCCATCGCAAACCTCAGGGCTTCAACAGATCCAAACTACGACTATGGCACATTTGAGGTCCAGATCCGTCAATTTGATGACACGGACTCAAACCCTGCAATACTTGAGGCTTTCCCGAGCGTCAATCTTGATCCGACAAGCGACAAGTTCATCGCAAGAATAATTGGAGACTATGCTGCGAGGTTCAACTTCGACTCCACTGACGAGGACGAGCGCCGCATCGTGATATCAGGAAAGTATCCAAACCGCTCTGCGTTTGTCAGGGTGGTGCTGGACCCGGGTATTGAGCGTCGCGAAGTTCCTGCTGATGCCCTACCGTTCGGATTCAGGGGCGTGCCAGTGCTGAAGACTACAGACACGATGACTGATGCAGAGTCAACCGCACTGACCTTTGATGGCAAGATTTTTGGAGACGCGACTTTCGTCAGAATGGCCGCAAATGGATCAACGGCGCTTGAGAGCTCTATTGTTCCGCCCCTGCCACTGCGCTTCAAGATCACGAGGGGAGAGACCAATACTTCTCCAGCTTTCACGGGTCACCCTGGAAAGAATGAGCGGGTGGATGGACGGCTATATTGGGGAGCGAAATTCGAGAGGCTGCCTCTTACTTCCTCGACCGCAAACGCAATCTACAATCCAAACTCTTCTGATCTGCTGAACCCGCTTCTCGCAGCTTACACCAAGTTTCATGGAATTTTGAAGCTAGATAACTTGGTCACTGGCTCGGGAGCAGACGCGTTCAACAACAACAAGTTCACGTTGGCCAGAGTCGCATTCTCTAACACAGAGACAAACCTCTCTACACTGACAGGTTCAGCCGCTGAGCACATGAAGGAAGCCGCCTATGTTAGGAACGGCGCTCCGGACGCGGTCAATTACACAGTCACAGATGGTACTCTTTCTGGTAGAATCACTCTGGCCACACTGGTTCAATCAAGCTCCGTGAAGTTTAATCGCTTCGCTGACTACGCAAAGTTCACTGCCCCAATGTACGGTGGATTTGACGGAGTCAACATCCTGGACAAGGACAACTTGCTGCTTACGGACAAGGCTTCTTCTACGGATGCTGGCGGCAAGGCCGCATCTTCCTATGCAGGTGGACTCGGGCTCACTGGAACAAACAATGGCGCGATGTCAGGCGCTGGAAGGCTCAATAACATAATCAACTCATACAGAGTTGCCGTCGACATCATGACTGATCCAATGACGGTTAGCACCAACCTTCTGGCAGTACCAGGAATCAGAGACACGTTCATCACAGATCACGCCGCTGTCCAGAACCGCGACTACTCGATGGCGATGTACCTGATGGACATCCAGCACTACGACGAAGACGGCAACCGGCTGTACACTGACTCCACAGCCAAGAGGGATGTCAGGGAGACCGTTGAACAGTTCGAGGGACGTCAGGTTGACAACAACTACACGGCAACCTACTTCCCAGATGTGTTCATCACGGACGACGTGAACAACCGTCCTGTCAAGGTTCCAGCGTCAGTTGCGGCTCTTGGAGCCCTCGGATACAGCGACAAGGTCTCGTACCCGTGGTTTGCTCCCGCTGGCTTCAACAGGGGCGCGCTCTCCTTCGTCAGGAACAGCGAGGTCAGGCTTTCTTCTGCCGACAGGGACAACCTGTACGACGCAAGGATAAATCCGATAGCAAACTTCCCGAACAGTGGCTACGTCATCTTCGGACAGAAGACCCTTCAGATGTCGAAGAGCGCTCTAGACCGCGTAAACGTCCGCAGAATGTTGCTTGAGGTCAAGCGCCTCGTCGTCCAGGTCGCAAACAACCTCCTGTTCGAGCCGAACAACGCTGCAACCCGTGCCAGATTCATCGGCGGGGTCACTCCGATCCTCGCCCTCGTTCAGGCGCAGGCTGGTATCGAGAAGTTCAAGGTCATCATGGACGACACCAACAATACGCAGTCAGATGTCGAGCAGAACAAGCTCAATGGCAGGATCGTTCTGGTCCCAACCCGTGCAATAGAATTCATCTCAATTGACTTCATCATCACTAACAGTGGTGTAATCTTCGCTTGAGACATAGTTACAACAGAGATTAGGAGTTAGGCAAATGGAGCTAAAGTTTAAGAGCCCAGGCGTTAGCACTAGAGAAATAGACCTCACGGGTCCTACAGCGATTGCTCCCCAGGGAACTCCAGCGGGAGTAATTGGCACGGCAAACTTTGGACCGGCCTTCGTACCAGTGACTATGGCGACTTACCAGGATTTTGTCGCAACCTTCGGTGACACCGATGGTGAAAAGTTTGGACCGCTCGCAATGAACGAATGGTTCAAGAACGCGCGCGCAGGAACCTACGTTAGAGTCCTTGGAATAGGAGACGGTCTCAAGAGAATCTCAGGGACGTCGACATCTGCTGATGGTAGCACGATATATGCGGGTGCAGTCAAGAATGCGGGATTTGTTGTTGGATCTAAGCTGGTCAATCAGACAAATGGTCTACTTGCCAGGAATCCATACGCGACAAATCTCGGCGTTCCAGGCCGCACATATTTCCTCGGCGCTTTCATGTCAGAGAGCGCAGGAAGCACACTATTCTCGGACGCCGGGTTGGTTGGTCCGATTGTAACTGCAACTCAAACGGGAGCAATTCCAGTTCTGCGCGGTGTGCTCATGACTCCGTCAGGCGTTCTGGCTGCTCTTTCCACTACGGCAGGCGGCGACACACCTTCTGCCGTTGCTGGAACTGGAGACGGCGGCAGACACATTGGAAATCTAAACCTTGCGAGCAATGACCAGTCATTCACGCTGCTGCTCAATGGTCACGTTGCCACATCGCAGTATCCGAACATCATAACCGCATCGATGTCGCCGATTTCGCCAAACTATTTTGCAAATGTACTCAATACTGATCCAACTCTTGCACAGGAAGCAGGACACTACCTCTACGCGCATTACGATGTGTACCCACAGGTGGCAGAGGTTACTGGATCTGGATATAACATTGTCGTTAAGACTGGCAACGTTGAGAAGAGCGCATTTCTCCTGACAAGCTCACTCGCCCGCAACGTGGGAAGCGCAACGATTCCTAACTTTGAGGGATTTGCTGATCGTTTCCGCACAGCGTTCTCGCCGCAAGTAATCTCTCAGGAGTTTGGTGGAAAGAGCAAGAACCTCTTCAAGTTCCACGCAATTGATGACGGCGCATCTGCGACCCTCGACTTCAAGATCTCGATCGAGAATATCAAGAAGTCAAAGGTCGATGGCGGATACGGGTCCTTTGACGTGGTGGTTAGGGACTTCAACGACACTGATTCAAAGCCTGTTGTCCTTGAGTCCTTCAGAGGCCTCGATCTCAATCCCGGCTCAAACAATTACATTGCAAGAAGAATCGGAGATGTGCACACATACTACGACTTCGACAAGTCGGTTGGATCTCAGAAGCTTGTAATCGATGGAAACTTCCCGAACCTTTCGAAGTACATAAGGGTTGCAATTTCCAGTGAAGTTGCAGATGCTGGGGTAGATGCCAGCACGCTGCCACTTGGTTTCAGGGGACCATACCACCTCGTGACATCCGGCTCCAGCATCATGCAGAACGGCTCAGCACCTGGCGTGGTCTCATCTGACGATTGGTCACGCAGGCTGGTGCAGCCGCCAATTCCGATGCGCCAGAATCTGACAAAGGGTGTCTCACCAAAGACCACCGTTGATTCGAATCTCTACTGGGGCATCCAGTTCGATTACGTTGACAGCCTTACAGAGCCTAATAAGAACTCAAGTATCGACGCAAGCATGGTTGGCTTTGCCAAGTACTTCCCGCTTTATGCGACTGGCCAGAGGGCAGTATGGGTTGGAGACAATGAGGACGCGTTAGACGCTAGCGGAACTGTTCTCGATGCCGACAGATTCAACAATAACCTGTTCACACTGGAGCGCGTCCAGGTCGTCACGAGCTCTGATGGAGACTTTGTCGACTCAGCAGAGTGGGCCGCAGCAATCTACCGCAGGAACGGGACCCTTGCATCTTCTCTCACTAAGAAGAATGGCACTACTCAGGCGGGCAGGTTCCTCTCCGTGAATAAGGATTTCGGAGAGTCCGCAAGCCAGAACTTCTTCAAGTTCACCATGATAATGCAGGGCGGATTCGATGGAGTCAATATCTTCGACGAAGAGAAGTCAAAACTCAGCGACATCGCAGCCCAGCGCGAGATGGATGACTCAGAGAACCAGGGAGACATCTCCGGTCCGACCGTCGCCTCCTTCCTCAAGGCGGTCGATGTCATGGCCGAGAAGTCAGACGTCGACATCCAGATCCTGGCAATCCCAGGCATCCGCACCAACAGGATCACTGATACGGCGCTCTCTAAGGTCGAAGATCGCTTTGATGCCATCTACCTGATGGACATCAAG